ACAGAAAAACAATTTAAGGAAAAAGATTTAATTGAGATTTATTTTTATGAAAATAGAATCAAAGATTTATTCTATGTGATAGCAAATGGAATTCCTGTTATTATGGAACCTCTTCCGATATCTGATGCTAATGGACTTAAACGACTTTCTTGTTGGCAGACATATTGGACGATTCGTCACGCAGAATGTCCTTATGGAATAGGTGTTTACGAAGCAATGAGGTTTGATACTTCAATGTTAGATAGAATCCGAAATATGACAATAGATCAATTAACCCTTTCAATTTATAAATCATTCTTTTATCAAGGGACACAAAGTTTAACTGAAACTGGTGATTTAAAAATTGCTCCAGGAGTTGGAAAGCAAGTTCTTGATCCGAAAAATATCAATTGGCTCCAAGTTCCTGGTCCTGGTAGAGAAGCTTGGGAAGGTCTTGAATACTTTGAAAAAGCAGTTGATGAAGCATCAGGTATTACAGATCCTCTTACTGGAGAAATAACAGGAAAAACAGCTTTTGAATTAGCTCAAGCTAAAGAATCTGCTCTTAAAAGATTAAAATCACCTTTAGATAATGTTTTGGATGCTTTAGGAATAGAAGGTTATATTACAGTTTCTCTTATTCAATTGCTCTATTCTATTCCAGAAACATATAAAATTAGTGACCCAGCTCTAATAGAAGATTATCTCAGAGAAATTGGTTCAGATCCTGATTTATATGAAAGAGACGAAGAGGAAAATTTCGTTGCGAAAGTATATCCTGAATTTCCTCTTAATTTAGAGGCAGATGAAACTGGTAAATTGATAGAAACTCAAGATACAAGATTCTTTAGAATTAAACCAAAATTCTTAAAATGGGAAGGTATTATTTCTATTAAACCACAATCAATTCTTACTCCTTCTAAACAGATTGATAAAGCATTAGATTTAGAAATGTATAATATTCTTATTCCTCTACTTGTTCAACCTCCTGAAATCTATAGTAAAGTTGGTAAAAGTATTGTGAAACTCTATGATAAAGACCCAAGAGATGTTTTACCTGAATCTTGGCTTCAAACACAACAACCACAACAACCACAACAACAGCAACCAATGATGGGACAAGAAACTCAACCTTTAATGATTCCTTCAAATCAAATGCCTCAAACTCAAGCACCTGAAGCTCAAACTTTAATTCCTTCTACTCAACAACCAGCTCAAACTCCAGGAATTGTTGGAAGAATAATGAACAGAATTAATCCATTCAAATAATGCTTAGTAACCCAGAAAAAATTCAAATCTTACAACTTCTTCAAGATCCAAGGTGGCAAACTGTTGAAAGATATATTAAAATGCTAATTGAAGAATTAAATACTGACTCAACTTTAAGAGACAATGAATGGGAAACATTAAAAACAACTCTTCTTAAAGAAGGAAAAATACAAGGGATAACAGAATTAACTCAAAAACTTTACGAAGCAGCCCAAAATGTCAAAAGTTGAATTAGTTTTACAAGTAATTAAGATAGTATTAGGAGTTATAGGTTTATTATTACTTTATAAGTTACTACAATAATGATAGAAGGACACGAAAAATTTGAGATATTTGATGAGATGAAAGGAAGAGAGCATAACTTTTTTATGGAGGTAAATTGGAAAGGCAAAAAAGATGAAGAAACTAATAATTGTAAACTAATCAAATTCATATTCCCAGATGGTAAAGAATCTCTTATTAAAAAAGAACATCTAAACGCAGTTTTATTTGCTTTAGGTTCAAGAGAAGAACAAATGAAAATGATTCCTCAAGTTATTAGAAAAGTTAAACATTATGAAACAGTTTTAGGAATTGTAGCAAAAAAAGATATTAAAAAAGGAGAGTTAATTAATTGTGCAGTTAGTATAAGTTTACCAGCAATGGAAGAAGAGGCAATTTCTGAAGTAAAAAAAGAGGTTTTTGACAAAAGTGGATTAATTCTATAAAATAAATTATAATTAAAAATAATAAAATGACAGACAAAAAAACAACTTTATTTTCTCTTAAAAGTGAATTTGAAGAATTAGTAAAAAGAATTGAAGTTTTAGAGAATAAGAAGGTAGAAGTAAAATTAGATGATTCTGGTCAAACAGTTGATCCAACTAAAACAATTACTTCTGCTACTCAATTTGAAACTCCAATTCCAATGGATTATAGAATGATTGTTGATGAAGTATTGAATAAAAACTTTGGAATTAAAATTGTTCCAAGAAACGATGCTCCTTTATTTGAATTTATTGTTATAGTTCCTGATAAATACAGCAATGCCACAGAGGAACAAAAGAAAGATTTAGGAGGAGATCTTAGAGTTAAAGTTCTTAACTATGCTGATGGGGCAAATGGGGTAAGAGAATGGTGTCAAAAGGTTTATGATAGTTTTAGTCAGGAAATTAAAGGACTAATTACTGCTGATAAAATTTAAGAGGTTGACTTTTTTAAAACAGTGGATTATAATTAAAATAATAATAAAAAATGCCTCTTTTAAAAGGAAAAAAAAATATAGGAAAGAATATTAAAACAGAAATTGCTCACGGAAAACCCAGAAAACAGGCGATTGCTATTGCTCTAAGTGTTGCAAGAGAGGGTGGGGCTAAAATACCAAGAAAGAAAAGCTGGAGAAAGTCGGACACAGGGAGAATGAAAGCTTAATAATTTAATAAATTAAAAATTAATCGCATATTCCCAGTTCTTCATCTGGAGTAACAAAAGAAGTTAAAAAATATGTCAGGAAATGTAATAGGACAAATTCCCGAGTTCACATCAGATGAAACGGGGACAGAGGAAGTTAAACAAGCTACTGCTGAAGAAGTAGTAGAGGAGGTGAAGGAAACACCTGCCGAGCTTCCTGCGGAAGAAAAACCAGCTGAAGGAGAAGTGGAAACTCCTATCAGTGATGATACTGGAGGTAAAATCTCAGAATTAAAGAGAGCAGTTCAAGGACTTCAAGAAGATAGAACAAAGCTCTTATTAGAGATTCAAAATCTTAGAGGTCAGAAACGGGACTTAAAACAGGTAGAACTTAATAAAGTTCAAGAACAAATTGATGAACTCAAAGATCTGCATCCTGAAGATGTAGCTTTAGTAGATCGTATTTTACGGTCAAAAGGTTATATTACTAAGGAACAAGCAGGTAAAATGTTTTACGATGCAGTAAAACAAGAGGAACTCAGTAAATTCTTAAACAAATATCCTGAATATAAACCCGAAAATGATCCTAATGATTTAAATTGGAATCTTCTTCAAAAAGAACTTGGTTTCTATCGTATGCCAGATGATCCTCATTTGGTAACTGAAATTTTAGAACGGGCTCATAAGAATATCTTAAAAATCTCTGGTGATCGTGGTGTTACAATAAAGAAACGACAGGCTGAGATAGCGGGTGTTGGATCTGGAGGTACACCAAGATCTTCTTCACCAAAAATCATCTTAGATGCTCGTAGAAGAGCAGAATTAGAACGAGGTGGTTGGTCAGAGGAAGAAATCAAACAAATAGAAAATAATTTATCTTAAACAATGGCTTTTAGATTAGTTCGTAGTGCAGGTTCTGTTCAAGATCCAGCATTTGTAGATATGTATGCTTCAGGTGTTGTTAATCCAGGTAGTGTTGTACAATGGGCTGCTTTTGGAGCAACAGAAGGAATGGGTCAGATTGCACCAGCATTGGCTACATCAACAATAACTTCAATTATTGGAGTTTGTCTTGATTATGCTCAAGGTGCTTCTGATAAACAAGTTCGTGTAATTCCATTCGTGCCAGGTCAAATTTGGGAAGCTGACTGTACAAATGCTGTAACAACTCTTCACATTGGAAAAAGACACGCATTAACTGATAATGTTACTTTAGCAAATACTTCTTATGACACAAGTACTGCTGTTGGTATTTTCCTTTGCTACAATTTAGTTGGAGCTACAGGTGATAAAAAGCTCATTGGTGAATTTATCAAGGTCGGTAATACCGGTCTTGGAATTCGGGATAATGTTGCAGGAGCATATTAAATAAATGCCTAATCCTCTTAATCTAACAGATGCTGCTGATCTAATTGATGTAGCTATTCAACAGATCTGGTTAAAAGGTAGCGAAAAAGAGACTAAACTTTATGAGCAATACTATAATACCGAATCAGGTGTTGTAGATTACTACTTAAAAGATTCTTCTCTTAGTGGTTTGGGATACGCTGGTCGTATCGTTGAAAATGCTGTTGTAACAGCCGCTTCACCCGTGCAAGGTTTTGACAAGACATATACTCAAGTTCAATTTGGGTTGATGCAGTCATTTACCAAGCCGATGTGGTTCTTTGGAATCAAAAAGCGGAGTCTTGAAAAAGTCGCCAATGAATTAAGAAATGCTTGTTCAGATCTTCGGGAATTAAGATGTGCGGAAAGATTAGATAATTCTTTCTCAACTTCTTATACTGCTGAAGATGTTTCTGGCAACTATTTTGTGCCTTGTGCTGGTGGTGATGCTGCTGCTTTTATTACTAATTCTCATACCCGTGAAGATGGTGGAACTGCTTGGGGTAATCGTATTACCGACGGTTCTACTGTTAACATGGATTTTGAGTACGACGCATTAAAAGCTGCTCACAGAACAGCTGCTCTAATAACTAACCCCCGTGGGAAAAAGATGAATATCAGTCTGGATACTTTAGTTGTTTCAAAAGGTTTTGGAGTTGATAATAGGGCTACTGAGATTTTAGGTGCTTTAAATCGTGGCTTGATTCCTGGCTCTGCAAACAGAGACCAAGGAGCAGTCGCAACCTATAAGATTCTCAGATTGCCTTGGATTGCTTCAAATACTT